CGTTTAGTGGTGATCTTAACACGGCTGGTGGTACGTTTAGTGGCACCGTTGAAGCAGGGGCAGTTGTGGGCGGCGTAGTAAAAACCGCTAGCGGTTACCCAAGAGTCGCTATGGAGGGCTCAAATAATGCTTTCGTGGCTTACAATTCTAGCGGTGATGTAGCTGTAAAAATCAGTGATACTTTTAGCGCTCCCATCGGTGGCGGCACAATCCAAGCGTTTTTCGACGCTAGAAACGCCTCTCAGGCACTCGCTTGCTACAATGACAATTCGTACTCTGGCGCATTTTACGCAAGAAACTCCGGCAACGGTCCTGCGATTGTCGGTCTTGGTGGTGGTGGCCAAGACGGCGGCATTGCTGGCTTTGGTGATAGCAGAGGCGTAAAGGGTGTCGGTGACTTCATCGGCGTAGACGGCTTCGGTCAAAATAGCTCAGGTATCGGCGTAAGAGGGGTTGGCCAAAATCACGACTTCTATGCCGGCGGCCCCGGCTCTAACTACTCACCTTTTACGGGCTCTCACGATGGACTACTGATTAAAGATGGCCCTTCTTACGAAGCTGGCGATATTGTTGAAGTCATTGCCGTTGCAGGCAAGAGTAGCGTCTCAAGTGTTATCTGCATTTTGGACCTCACATCGGTAGCAGAATCGAAAGGAAATTTCGGAGCGATTGTAAGCAGTCAAGAGCTTCAAGACTTTGGGCACGATATCAGCCCAGCAGCACTAAGCACTACGCCCGAGGCCGAATACAATCTTCTCAAGCAGGACTACTACCGAGTGTCGGTCAACGGCGTCGGCGAAGGCCAAGTCAACGTTTGCAATGCCAATGGCAATATTGAGGTTGGTGATTTTATCACTAGCTCGGCAGTACCAGGTAAGGGTCAGGCTTATCATGGAAATGATATGCGAGTAGTCGTGGCTCGCGCTCTGGAGCCCGTTGTGTGGGCGGACGAGCCAGATACCATTAAAATGGTCGCCTGCATTTATATGTGTGGATAATATGAGAATCAGAAAAGCTACCACAAGTGAAATAATCGCGTGCTTTCATAAGTACGCCACCATGGATGACTGGCTGCCGGTCACAACCAAACCCGCCCGAGAGTTCGCGAAAGCAGTAATCAAGTCAAACTACTTCATGAGAGTCGCGGAAGACAACGGCGAAGTTGTGGCCTTCTTGTATGCCGAACCAGAAGAGATTCTTCACATGTCTTTCCCGGTGTACAAGCAAAAGTATTACTGCTCGTGGTGCCCCGGCATGAAAGCCGCCAAAGCCGTTAAGCTCCTCCATAACGCATTGTTCGATTTTGCGGAGGCACGAGGTTACTGGATGGTCATGTCAACGGGTTCCCATTTTGACGAGGAGCATCGTTTCACTAAGCTGCTGGAGCGCTTCGGATGGGAGCGTCGCGGGCACATCGCAATGCGAAAAACGCGCAGCTACAGCCCGGAGTTGGCCGCCACGGGCATTTTCCAGAAACCCAGGCCGTCGGGATTGGCCAGTCGGAAAATCGCACACAGCTAGCCTCTGGCCCTGTCTCAACGCACTTCGAGAGCTGCCCGACGCAGCCCTCTATTTTTGCCTCTACCCCGGTCTCGAATTCAGTTCAAACGCCACACACGCGTTGACTGTCGAGGCCGGATTTTTTCAGCAAATTGTGAATTTCATAAGGATAACATTAGATGCAAACTAATTGGTCACTTACAAACCGCTTTAAGAGATCTGAATGGCCTGGGGATGCAGGCGATATGCTTGATCCGCTACTGTTGCATGCGGTTTTCCGCCTCAGAAGCAAAGTCCCCTACTGGTGCTACATGACACCTTCACCGCTTTACGAGGGGCACATTCGCCGCAAAGGGAGCAGTAGCCGCCATTCCACGGAGAAAGGCACCAGGCGCTCGGACGCTACTGATCTATTCTTGCCGTCCTGGAAAGCGGCTTTTGTGATTTGGCAGGAGGCGCAACAGACGGGCTTCGGCGGAATTGGGCTCTACACGGACACAGTGTTGGGAGGCGTCGCGATGCCCATGATGCACCTGGACATGCGGTCCGACAGGCTTATGTGGGTACGGAATGCGGACGACGGCTATGTTTACTTCGTAAACGACCCTCAGTTGTTTCTTGAAATTTTAGCGCGACAAAAGTGATCAGAAAAACGCGGGAAAAATGGTATCTTATATGAAGAAGAAAGAAACCCTCTCCCGCTTTGAAAAAGGAAAGTCTTATGCACATTCTCTTAATCATTTTCGTGGTATTCGCAATTGCAAGCATCGCGTTCAACATCATCATTAAGATATTCAGCATCGTTATACACGCGATTGCTGCCAAGAAAGAAGAAGAGATACTGTCGCAGTAAAACCCCCCGCTTTGAAAAAGGAAAGTCTTATGAATGTTCTATTGATCATCTTGATGGTAGTTGCAATTGTAAACATTACGCTAAACGTGGTGATGAAGCTGTTCGGCGTCATCTTGGCTGTAATTGGCAACAAGAAAACAGAGGATAACGAAGATGGCGACTGATTACGTTTCGGCAGTACTGGTCAACTTCAACGGCACGCCTATGCTGTACCACAAAAAGCGAGGCACTGTGACACTCCCCACAGGCAAAGTAGACCCAGGGGAAACAATTATGCAAGCCTGCCGCAGAGAGATGCTGGAAGAGCTTGGTGTGAAAGTCATGGAAATGACTCTAGGACATGTCACTAGGCATTGCTCACCGAAAGGTAATATCTATTTTGGTTGGCATTTCATATGCAATTTCGATGGCCAGCTTCAGAACAAAGAAGCTAGCAAACACGAGCTTGTATTTGACAGTGAGATGACTTGGGGCGAAGCGTGGAATGTCCTCGGTAAAAGAGAGCCCGCGCTCACAGGAGGCTGAAATGAAAGTATGCTTGTGGCTGGTAATTGCGCTTTCACTAATTGCTTCCGTGGCTGCCTATGTAGGGCCACCCGAAGTAGTTCTGAAAGTGCAAAGCGGAGAATTTGAGTTGACTTGTCTTTTCGAAGACGGTTGGAGAGAAGTGCCGAAAAATAAAGTTATTGGCCTTGACGGCCTGCAATGGCTTTTCACAAATGGTGCCGCCTCAGCTTGCAGAGTTGAGAAGCGCTGAAAATAAATTAAGGGAAAAATATTATGAAAACTAAAACCCCAGCAGTAAAAGCTAGTTTTGTCACAGTAGTGGCAAACACGCTGATGATGGCCGCAATCATTGCAGGCATAGCCTTCGCAGTGTTATTTTTCAGGTCGCCCTCAATTCTGGGCTTCTTGATCGTAGTACCCTCTGCATTACTTGCCGCTCAACTGGCAGTAATGGCGGGATCCGGTGTTTTCTTTGTTTTGAGCCTTTTCCCCAGGTTCTTCAAAGGAAAGCCGGAAGAAGAAAAAGGTGCAGAAACGGCTTAACGTTTCAGACCCTTGGCCTTCGGGCTGAGGGTCATAACGTACCTTTATTTTTTTTTTTTTTTTATGACTACTAAATGACTTTAACTAACACAGGAGAGAATTTATGATCAGAGACAATTAGAGAGGGCTTGATGCGGAAGAATAACGGTCTTGAGGGTTTTCTCATGCTACTTATCGTAGTGACCTTACTTATCAAGGCAGCACTTATCGCAGGCATTTGTTTGGTGGTATTCTTACTTTACAAGACGCTGACAAAGGATTAGAAAATGTTTGAGAGAATTCTGGGCAATTTGAATCATAGAGTGTCCACAGAGATCTCCCCACGAAACCCATTGAAGTACCTCAAAGAAGTAAACTTAGAGGCCCACATCGGGAACATAATCGGAACGGTCTACTTGTATACAAGACCTAAAAAAGGGCTGAACCCCGCACCCTTATTTCTAACCGAAACGATTTGCGCGATTGGCCGCAAACTGCTTTCCCAAGAAAGTAAACAAAAAGATACTGCCCTAGCCGCGAAGACCGGAGCGTTTATTTTATACAGTTTCGAACAGCTCGGCTATATCAAAGTAAAAATAGGCCCGAGTGGCAAAGGGCGACACGCCACGTATCTTGTGGAAGTTGTCGACGACGAGGGCATCCAAAAACTTTGGGCGCAGTTACCTCCGGCCACTATTCAAAAAATACCTTCAGAAACCCCTTATGCTGATTGGGAGAGCTTCCGCCACGAGACAGGAGCTCTGTTGGTCAAAACAAACCACAAGATACGCGAAACACTAACCCCAGAAGACCACCCGCTTGTGTTTGAAACAGTAAACAAGTCCCAGCAGACAGGCTGGCGGATCAACCGGGACGTTTACGAGATCCATTTATGGGCCTTCCGAAACAGAGCAGCTGCGTTCAATAATATCTGGCGCGCCCACAGCTCTGAAGCGCGGTCCACTAAAATGAGAGAAACGCGAGCAATTAGCAACATCGCCGCCAGGTTCTTACACAGCACTTTTTACCACTTGTACACGTTTGATTTTCGAGGTCGCAAGTATGTTTCTACAGCGTACCTTAACGAGCAAGGCTCAGACTTAGCCAAAGGGCTACTACTGCGAGATGACAAGAAGGCTATCGGAAAACAGGGCTTCTTTTGGCTGTGCGTGAGTATCTCTTCCAATTGGGCAGGTGACGCCGGAAGAGAGGACGAGGCAAAAACAGACAAGATACCTTTGAAAGACAGGTACATGTGGGTACTTGACAACGAAGAGATAATTGTCTCCTATGCCGAGAATCCGAAAGTAAATCAGAACTGGATGAATGCAGACAAGCCTTGGCAGTTTTTAGCGGCATGCCAAGAATTCTTAAAGCTGCGGCTACACCAAATGGGGGATTCAGACGACTACTCCTATGAATCCCACTTAGAAGCGTTTGTAGACGGAACCAACAACGGAAGCCAGCATCTTTCAGCTTTAATGCTAGACGAAATAACCGCCCCTCACGTTAATCTTGTGCCTTCAGAACTTCCCGGTGACTTGTATATGTTTGTGGCACACCACATGTGGGCAGAGCTAGACCGCGCAAAAGCCGAGATGTCGGGGAGGGCTATTAAGACTGCCGAAAAATGCATAGACACGATCATTGAAATCAAAAAGCGAGTGCATGCCACGGAGCCCCGGACCGAGACGCGAAAAGAGCTAGTCAAAGAACTCTTAGCGTACCGAGAAAAGTACAGAGCCATATTAGTGAGAGCCGCTCCTGTTTTCTGGTTAAGAATCCACGACTCAAAGCACAAGCGGAAAGTTGTTAAAAGAGGAACTATGACTCTTCCGTATGGAGCAAAGCCCTACGGTCTTGGCGAACAGGTTATCGATGACTCAAGGCGGCACGGCATAGAGTTACTGACTTTTATGGAGCACTCCTGGGGTGCCTATCTGGGGAGAAGCCTCTTCAAAGTTTGCGAAACTTGTCTGGAAAGGCCCATGCGTTTGCTGTCTACTTTTGAGCAAGCGGGCAAAGCTGCCGAAAAAGCCGGTGAGTTTCTTTCTTGGACAGTACCGCTAACGCACTTCCCGGTAGTCCAACATTACGTTGAAGGAGAAGTTAAGAAGACCTGGGTACAATACGGACCACCGTCGGGGGAGAAAAAGAAAACCGGCTATTACGAAAACACTCTCCAGCTCAGTATCTCTTATCTGGAGCTTCCAAAACCATCTAAAGGGAAACAATCACAAGGAGCATCCCCAAACATTATTCACAGTCTTGACGCAGCCCACTTAACTGTTACAAGCTGCCGCGCCAATTTTCCCGTGACAACCGTTCACGACTCTTTTGGCGCGCTGCTGGCTGACATGGACGATTTATACACAATTGTTCGTGAGTCCTTTTTAGAGCTTTACCAAACAGAGCCCCTAGCTGCTATCTTTGAAGACATTGGCGCAGACGACGCTCAGCTAAACAAAGGCACATTAGACTTATCTTTAGTACTTGACTCGGAGTATTGTTTTTCATGATCATAATGAAATCGCTGGCCGACATTGAGGCCCTAGAAAACCCTGAAATAAAAGAAGTGGCAATGAAGCAATATGATCTCTGCTTCAGAAATTTTGTGGATGATCCGGAAGAAGATCTTACGATGGACCACATGGGCCATCTGGTGTACATGGAGTCTTCGGGAGAGTTGACGCAGGATTATCCGGAAGTTGAACTTCTGAAAGAAAGTGGGCATATGCTCAATTTAGCTCAATTTCCATCTGGCACAGAGTTCGTCAGATGGGAATACGCCGAAAGGTCGGGTAACATCTGGCAAGTCCTGGTACTTGTTAATGATGGCTTTGGCAGAATCTTCTTGTTCAGCGATGACCTAGAAATGCCGCCCGAGCTCCGGAGCGAGCTGGACGAATGGGATGCCGCGTAGTTTTTCTCGCGCATCTCGCTTGATACTGCCCGTTAATTTAACCCGGCGACGGGCTTTTTAAATGACTGTTAAATGACTAAGGTAATAACATGATTCTCAGAAACTGTGAAATTTGGTATCCCCAGGTTAATCCGAAAAAACCGAACACCCGCTTCAGCAGAGTGAAACCTTCTTGGGACGTTCAGTTGCGCACCACAGATAAAGTACAAAAGAAAGAGTGGGAAGCGGCAAACATCAAAGTGAAAGCTATTGTGCCTGACGAGGGCGAGACATATTTCTCTGCGAATCTTCGTAAAAAGTGTGTCAAAGCTGACGGTTCCAACGGCGCTCCGCCGACAATTATCGACGGCGAGCTCAACGACGTGGATCCAACGTCAATCGGCAACGGCTCTATCGGCCACGTCCGCGTGTACCAATATGAAGCGCCGAAAGACGAAGGCGGGACTCAAATTGTTTCAGTCTTGATGGGTATTCAACTGGTACACCACATTGTTTACGTCCCAAAAGTTCACGACGATGATTTCGAGGAGCAGGAAGGCGGTACCACAGTTGTAAATCCTGAGCCTGAAGAAGCTCCTCCGGAAAAGAAAGAAGACTTGAAGAAAGAGCCGACAGCAGATTCAGACCAAGCCAGAGAAACTCCGAGGTTTTAAGAGAAATGCGCTACACAATTGATGTGATGTTAAAAACCGAATCAGGTGAATACCGAAGAGTTGCCACCACAACAGACCCGCATTTGACTGATTTTTTGGCAGACTTTAAAAGTCAGACTTTACTAGGTTTGTTCAACAATTATATCTTGCATGTGACCGATCACTCTGAAAAAACAACTTTTGCGATGCACGATCTGGACGCTTACGAGAGTTGGATACTAGCATTGGAAAGGTACCAGTGGCATCGCAGCAGCACACAGATGCCGCCTGGGGTTGAGAGCATTCCAACAGACAAAGCAGTTAATCCGGATTACTACCGGGGGATGCTTAAAGGACTGCCTGATCTTGGCTGGCTTGACATCGAGAGCCGCAAAGAAAAATACAGCAACCCTGTTGTCTTCCTCGCCGCAGTTGATCTCCAAGAATCCAAGTATATGGAGCGCCTGGGCAGAAAAGACAGTCCGCTGCAAGAGCGCAAAAAGAGTTTGTTTTACAAAATGTATGCAATACTTTACATGGAAAACAATTGCCAGCCTATTACAGCAGACCTGGTTCACACGTGGCTAGCAGCCATGCCTTCCATGCCGGGCGAATGCATGTAAGCCTAAGAGGGGGGGAGGTGAAAACCTCCCTATTAAGAACATGTCAAAATACGTATTCGATATCGAAACGAATGGCTATCTCTGGATTTTTGATCGCTGCTGGATAGTTTACCTTCAAGACATTGACACAAAAGAAAAATTTTACTATCTTGAAGGCGATGAAGGCTGGCGTGAGAAGCTCGGCAAGGCTGAGGTTGTTATCGGCCACAATATAATTGGCTTCGACCTGCTAGTGTTGAAGCGACATTTTGATTTTGACTTGCCTCATAGCTGCAGAATACACGACACCCTGCTCATGAGCCAAGTGTTAAATTACAAGCGTTTTGGGGATGCCGGCCATTCTCTTAAAGTTTGGGGTTTATACTTTGAGTACGACAAGCTTGACTTTGAAGATTTTCACGAGTACTCGGAAGAAATGTTGCTGTACTGCGAAAGAGACGTAGACTTGAACTTAAAAGTTTATAACTATTTGCTTGAAGAGTTTACAGGCCTGGCCAGTGAAAATGCCAACGTAGTTCATTATCTTCAGGCAGAACATGCAATTTCAAGTTGGTGCGCAGAGGCAGAATGGTACGGATGGCCTTTTGATGAAGAATCCGCAAAAGTCTTGTTTGCGGAGATGACAGACAAAATTGCGAGCACAACAGAACTCTTGGAATCAAAGCTCGGTATCAAGACAGTTGCCGTCGATGCTTGCAAGGGCGAAGTACCCGCAAAAGAGCCTAAATGGAAAAAGAACGGCGATTACAATCAGCACACCGCAAACTGGTTTCGAATTGATCCCGAAGAGGGGCAGGAAGATGCAGGACGATTAGTTGACGGTTCTTATAGTCGTGTTGAGTTTCATCACCTCAAGCTGAGCTCCGTCGCCGACGTCAAAATATTCCTCTTCAGAGAAGGCTGGGTGCCAACACAGTACAATTCAAAGCAAAACCCAGTGACGTTTGAGAAAGTCCGAACAACTCCAAAAATCACCGACGATTCTCTGGAGTTTCTTGGCGGCGACGGCAAGTTGTATTCTGAATATCGCACTATCAGATCACGTCACAGCATCCTCAATACTTGGCTTGAAAACATAGGCGGAGACGGCTGTTTGCGCGGTTCCTGCTTCACCCTTGGCACCCCCAGTATGAGAGCCCGTCACAAGATTGTTGTAAATGTACCTTCCAGCGACTCTCTTTACGGCCCTGAAATGCGTTCTCTGTTTAAAGCCGACAAGGGCTGGAAAGTAGTTGGCTGTGATTCTTCAGGCAACCAAGCAAGGGGCCTTGCGCATTACTTGAATAATGACGAATTTACTCGAATTTTACTACACGAGGACATTCATACTTATAATGCGAGTAAGCTAGAAGAAGTGCTGGGGAGCATGGGCATTGACTGGGATCAGTACCTTGTGATGCAAGGTGCAAAGGCTGACGCAGAACACAGTCTTGAAGAAGTCCTCGCCGGAAAGAAAAGAAGTGCTGCAAAGCGTATTCTCTATGCTTTCCTTTTCGGGGCCTCTGGCGGAAAACTCTGGGGTTACATTTTTGGCGTACAGAAAGACAAACAAGGCAACACACTCAAGAAAGGCTTTACCGCAGCCGTCCCAGGGTTTAAAGCTTTGCTGGAGAAGCTGGCGAAAGTTTATCGGGCGACGTCAACAAGAGGTAACAATAATGGATACATTCCCTCGATTGGCGGCGTTCGAATCTACGTAGATTCCTTCCACAAACTGCTCGTATACCTTCTGCAGTCGTGTGAAAAAGCAACATGTGCAGGCGCTTGTTTGCTTTTGAGACGCTACTTACAAGAAGAAAAAATCCCTTACAAGCCATGCATATTCATGCATGACGAACTGGACTTCCAAGTACCCGAAGAGTTTGCTGAAAGAGCCGCTGAACTAGGCCAAAAAGCTTTCCAAGAAGGCCCTAAGCTGTTTGGAATCACAATCATGGATGGCGAAGGTAAAACCGGAGACAACTGGTATGAGGTACACTGAACATGTGTCAAGTCGTTCTCGTAAACATCAAAACTGAAGTAGAGTGGCAGCTGGCGTTCCAGGCCATTTGCCATGCTGACGCAGATAAGAAAGTAAAGCTCACATTTGGGACGCCTGAAGGCGACATCTCGCTCTCAGTACAAAGCAAGGCGCAACAAACAGTTATAAGGAAAATCAAATGAGTGAAATCATAGATGAAGGTTGCTCTTGCCACATCAACCCACCTTGCGAGTTCTGCGTACAAACTTACGAGTGCGTAATCTGCGCAGCGCGCGTTACGGCAGAGGAGGAGTTAGAGGGCGCAGTTGAAAGTGAACGTTGTAACAGATGCTACATGGGACTTCAACAAGATGCATGACTGCGTACATATCGTCGGAGAAGACGCTAACGACTATCGCCTTACTTGCTGCGACACTGATGTAGAGATGGCCACCCTGGAGGGGCGCTGCGTGACGACTAATGCAAAGGCCGAAGAGCTCGCCGCTTTTTTACAAACCAGCGTAGAGATTGCTCAAGAGCTTATTGAAGTATTGTGCAGGAGAACAGCATGTTAGTAATTTTAACCGACGGAGACGTCGTTGCCCATATGGCCTGTGAAAGAGCCTGGGGCGAGAAAGTGGAGTATTTCAGACTGCACGGGATTGACATGGACCGGTTCAAAGGCGCAGCAAGCATCCCCGGCTACAGCCCAAGAGACGACGTCAAAACCTGGGGCAAGTGTGTAAACTTGTTTCACAGCATTCTCAAAGATTTGTCAGAGGCGCTTTTCAGCGACAACATGTTGATGGCAATGAAAGACGGAAAGAACTTCAGAGACCGAATATACCACGAGTATAAAAGAGATCGCGGTAAGTGGCGCATTCCGAATCCTTTTGTCCAGATGATCCGGGATTACGCTGTAAAAGAGGGGTTAGCGTTACATGCTGGCGACAAAGAAGCCGACGACTTACTTCGTATTTGGGCTGAAGAGTGTAGATTTTACGACATACCTTTCGTGGTCGCTTCCATTGACAAAGACCTAAAATGCATTCCCGGAAAACACTACAACCTCAAGAAGAAAGTGCTGGAAGAAGTCACTGACCTCTCGGCCATGCAGCTCTACTATTCACAGCTGCTGTCAGGCGACCCTACTGACCATATCCCCGGACTGCCTCGAATTGGCCCTGTCAAAGCTCTTAAGGCTATCGAACACTGCGACACACCTGAGCAGTGCCAGGAAGTTGTCTGCGGTATGTACTTTGAGGTCTATCATGGGGAGTGGGAAGATTACCTATTAGCGAATGGTAAACTAATTCATATACAGAAAAGTTGGAACGACTACTTCACGCTGAAAGAGTGGCCCTTTGTCATGGAGATGCGCTGATGCGGAAAACTGTGGTGGTCAACAAGAACTATCAGCCGTATGATGTCTACATCGGGCGCGGCTCCAAATGGGGTAATCCTTTCATAATCGGTAAAGACGGCTCCCGCGAAGACGTTGTTGAGAAGTTTAGAGCGTACTTCGCAGAACTCCGCAGGGGAACTAAAATAACAGATCGTGACATTGCTGATTTGTTGGGGCTTCGGTTGGGCTGCTTCTGTAAACCCCGACCTTGCCACGGTGACGTCATTGTGGAAGAATTAGAAAAAATTATCGAAAAAAGGAAAGCAGATGCGACTACCACAGCCCCCGCAAGGTTTTAAAGGCGCTCTACCGGACTTCAACAACGGCCACTGGCAGTTTCCCGCGCAAATGGGTAAAGGCTCCGGTTTCGTTTACGTGATTCGGGATAACTTTCTTAAGCGCTTTTATCTAGGTAAGAAGAGTTTTAAAACCAGGTCAGGGGTTGAGACGGGTTGGAGGAAATACACGTCGTCTTCCAATATCTTAAACGAAATGTTCGAGCATCGCCCGCGCGAAGAGTTTGAGTTCTTCTGTTTAGAAGAGTACAAAACCAAAGGAACTGTGGGCTACGCTGAAACTTGGTCGCTTTGTTTAGTTGAAGCGCCTACTACAGACATGTGGTACAACAAGCGAATTGAGAAAGTAACCTGGAAGGTGAAAGAAATGATAACTGACAGACATAAAGAGAGACTCAATAGAATTCTAAATATGGAGGCACCCAATGGCAACTAAATACCTGACCGCCCTCGCGGCCCTGGGCTCAGTTATTGGGTTCTTTTTCATAGTTGCGGGTAACCTAGTTATTGCGACAGAGCTTCTAAGGCTTATCCCAGATCAAGGCCTTCTGGGCCTCAAGTTAGTAGTTTTCGGGCTCACTAATATTCTTATCCTCAACGCAGTGAAGTAACCTCATGGGCAGGATAGTTGGAAAGAACCGTCCTTGTCTATCGTGCACGTCATCAGATGCGCTGCAAATTTACGAGGACGGAGGCGCTAAGTGTTTCTCTTGTGAAAAAGCATTTACAAAAGAGCAAGTTGTAAGCGGAAAGGTTGATGTTCCAAAACCGCCGCCACCCAGCCCTAAAAATTTCACAATGAAGCGGAGAAGTGCTGCAGAAATTTTAACCTACAAAATAAGAGGGTTTGAAGCAAGAGCTATAACTAAAGACATAACTACGTTTTACGGCGTTCGCATTTCGTACAACGAAGATGGAAACATTGATCACCACTACTATCCGTACGAGAGCGGAGAGAAGAATAAAATACGAAAACTTCCAAAAGAATTCAGTTGGGAGCCCAGCGGCTCAAAGATGCTCTTTGGGCAGGAACATTTTAACGGGGGCGGCAAAAGGCTGATCATCTGCGAGGGTGAGTGCGACACACTTGCCGTAGCCGAAGCGTCTTATCGGCGCTACAATAAGTTTTACCCTATTGTAGGTATCTCTTCGTCAGCCATGGCCGAGCACCTAGTCGAGCATCGCTCTTGGATCCGCTCTTTTAAAGAAGTCGTAATCTGTTTTGATGAAGACGACGCAGGCCACAAAGCTCAAAAAATAGCCGCAAAAATAGTTGGTTACGACAAGGCACTCATCACAAAACTACCCAAGAACGACGCAAACGAAGTGTTAGTGGACTTAGGCGAGAAAGCCCTGATGAGTTGCATTTTTGACTCTGCCTCCTACACACCTTCGGGGATAATCAAGAGAGATGCCATATGGGCAGCGATTGAAGCGGCAGACACAGTTGTTTCTATTCCCTATCCCCCTTGCTTAGCAGGCTTAAACTCGAAGATAAAGGGAATGCGCGGCGGCGAAATAGCGCTATTTATCTCCGGAACAGGCAGTGGCAAAAGTACTTTGATGCGTGAAATAATACTGCATACGCTAGAGACTTCTGAAGAGCGAGTAGGCATAGTGAGCTTAGAAGAGTCTCCCGGAGACACAGGAAAAGCGTTAGCAGGAATGCAGTTGCGTCGCAACAGAGCCATAGAAGAGATACCTTTGGCTGAATTGAAAGTGGGATTTGATCAAGTGTTTGCGGGTGATCGCTTAGAAGTACTAGATCACCAAGGCTCTGTCAGTGACGGCAGTGTGATGGACCGATTAGAGTACATGTGTCTAGTAGGCTGTAAGAAACTTTTCATAGACCACATAACAATATTAGTCTCAGAGGGCACAGACAACCTGCAAGGGAACGAGGCGCAAGACAAGATAATGAATGATCTCTTAAGATTAGTTAAGAAATATCCAGACGTGTGGATTGGTCTTGTGTCACACTTGCGGAAGACCCCAAACGACAAAAAATCATTCGAAGACGGAAGATTGCCTTCTCTAGATGATATAAAAGGCTGCCTTGCTAGAGACACGAAAATCTTGCTTTCGGACGGTACTTCTGAACTAGTCCAAAATTTAAAAGTCGGAAATTGCCTAATTGGTGACAACGGCCAGCCTAGGCAGATTTTAAAGTTAAAGCGCGGCTCGCAGCAAATGTACAGAGTGACAACAAAAACCTCAAATGATTCTTTCATTTGTAATGAAGACCATGTCTTGACAGTGTCGCGTAATGACAAATTATTTGATATTTCTGTAGAAGATTTCTTAAATAAAAGTGACAGTTTTCAACACAGATGTAAGCAACACTACAGCGAGGGTTATGATTTACCTCATCAAGAGCTTCTTATCCCACCTTACTCTTTAGGCGCTTGGCTTGGCGATGGCTCTAAATCCGCTTTCAGAATCATGGACGCAGCTCGCTTAGGTATTGTTGAAAGAGTGGCTAATGAGCTTGGCGTAGTCTTGAAAAGTCCAAAAGATGTCAACAAAGAATATTTCAACTTCATAACAGAAACAAAAGGAGAAATGCTTAACAAGTTGAAAGACCTCGCCTTGTTTAAAAATAAACATATCCCTTCAGCTTACCAATATGCCAGCAGAGCGCAGCGACTAGAGCTTCTTGCGGGCTTGCTTGATACAGATGGCTCTTACTCAACACGTGACAGTCATTTTTATTTCTACCAGAAAGAGCAAGAACTTGCAAAAACGGTGAAAAGCATTGCAAGATCTCTTGGCCTCTACAGTACCATGAGGTCTCAGATAATTTCAAGTGATTATTCTTCAAATGGCTCCGAGATATTTCAAGTCATGATCTCTGGGAATATTGATAAAATCCCTACGCAGAAGGTTAACAAAGTTGATAGACAGACCAATGCGTTAAAGAGAGGCATCACTGTTGAGGCGCTGGGTGTACAAGACTACTATGGTTTTGTGCTTGACGGCAATGGGCGCTTTCTTTTAGGCAACCACACCATCACCCATAACTCAGGCTCGACAAAACAGATTCCTTTTGATATTATTGCGTTTGCTCGACCGATGACTGCCGACAGCGTAGCGGAACAAAATTGCCTGAAAATGTCAGTTTTAAAAGCAAGAACAATGGGACTAACCGGTCGCGTCCCCGGTGCCCGATTTATTCCTGAAACGGGGCGATACATGGCTATTGATGAGGTTATAGAAAGTAACGTCACTAAAGTATCAAAGGATAGCAATGAAGAAGACTTCAAACAACTTGGAGGAAAAACCCTACCCTGGGATCAAGGAGATCCCGTTGAAATACTGTAAATGTGAAACTGTAGTGAGACTCCGCTCGCAGAATTTGAAGATCTGCGTTGACTGCGGTCAAGAGCGCCATTGGCCGTTAGACAGAGGTCAGCCCTCGCTGTTAATCAAAAACCTTAAAGGCTAAATTCATGCAGAATTCCGAAGATATCTTTGATGTTATTGAATATATCAACTCAACTTCTTCCACAAAACAAAAAGAAGAGCTCTTGGCGGCGATGCTGCCGCAGGACGAGTTTCGGCGCGTGCTCGTCGCTGCCCTGGACCCTCTGGTGACCTACGGCATCCTTCAAACGCCGCTCGTGGGGGCTGGCCAGGGGTGCTTCGACGAAGGCACCTGGAGGACGCTAGACGACCTCTCGACTCGCCGGCTGACAGGCCATGTGGCACATGAAGTTCTGGAGGCCGAATTCAGGGTGCTGAGAGCGTCCTCGCAAGAACTTCTCAAAAGGATCTTAAACAAAGACCTACGCGCCGGAATTGGAGCGGCTATCGTGAACAAGGCTGCCAAGAGGGCTCTCGGAAAGGGGATTATCCCGGCGTTTCCGTATATGCGTTGCTCTTTACCGAAGCACGTAAACCTTGGTGAGTGGCCTTGGGAGGAAGGCGTTGATAGTCAAGTCAAGATGGACGGCATGTTCGCTAATTTGAGCATTCCCAAGGACCCAGACCTTTTGCCGCAGCTGCACACTAGAGCGGGACAGAAATTCGACATGACCGGTCCCGCGTGGCAGGCATTGAGAAGAGAGCTACTATTCCTGAAAGACAGCATGCGTTACTCGGGGGAGCTGGGAATAATGCGTGGGGGCGTTCTGATGCGTAGGAAGGCCAGCAACGGCATTTTCAATAGTCTTCTGAAAGGCCGTGACGAATTGCCGGAAGGCTGCTCGATTACTTACACCCTTTGGGATGCGATCCCTCTCAGCGCTGCCGCCGAAGGTGTTCACGAAGACCCTCAAACTAGACGTAAGCAGACCCTTCAAAATCATCTCCTCTCCGTTAATCTGACCGTCGTTTCTTTCGTGGAGTATCGCACAGTCTTCTCTTACGAGGACGCGCAAGGGCACGCGGAGGAGGTTATGCAGCATGGCGGGGAAGGTACTGTCATTAAGCATCCTCGGGGGCTCTGGAAGAAAGGCACATCAAGACACGAAGTCAAGATCAAAGCAGAGCATGAAGCCGACCTGCGTATGATCGAGCTCACGCCTGGCACCGGCAAAAACGAAAAACTCTTTGGCTCCGTGAGATGCGGAACGGACGACGGCTTAGTGTACGTAGATGTGTCGGGCTTCACCGACAAGATGCGGGAAGACATTCACAGAAACTGGGACGCCATTTACGAAGGAAAAGTTATGGAAGTGACGTTCAACGAGCTGATCAACGCAAAGAACCGCGAAACGTTTTCTTTATTTCTGCCTAGATTCAGTGACTTCAGGTTTGACAAGGGCGACACCGACACACTCGACAGCATAAGAGCGATGGCATGATGCAATAAGAGAGGTAAAGAATGCAAACATATAAAACCGTTTCTGGCCATTTATGGAGTGTGTGCCTTGACGGCCATGTTCATATTGAGGCAAATAAGAGAGACCTCCGCTTAGACCCCTTAGACGTCATGGCGATGGACGCACTGCTAATGGAACTAAAGCCGCAACCTAAGGGAAGCTTAAATGCAGCCAAAAAGTAATACAGAGTTTGTAGAAGAATTGATGGAATTCAGCGACTACGGGGCAATGGCACAAGTGGCCGTAATTGAGGCGCTGCGCTTCTACACTAAAATGGTTGTAACCTCCCAACGCCCCGCAAAAGGGCCTCCAGGGCAAATGATTGATCAGCAGTTTTGGTGGGACACAAACGCGGACCTGCATCGACAAATTATGGAGCGTCTTCACCCTGAACAGCACAAAAAAATTCAGACAGAACTGGCCAAGCGCTGCGCTTATGAACCAGCAAGTAAGCTCGGACGAGAGTCGTTTCTTTTAGGCGAGTGGAAAAAATTCGAGAGTGATCTTTAAATACCACAGCCCCTTTTATAGGGGCTTTAAAATCAAAATGGAGAAAGATATGGCCAATGAAGATAAGCTTTATGCGGTAATATGGGTGACTCTCGCCGCTGTTATGATTGTGATTGTCAGCTCAATTCTGGCAGCAAACCTCAAAACAAAGGACGTGATGTTGCAGATGGTGACCGAAGGAGCAGACCCAATTGCGGCTATGTGCGCTATGGACGCAGAGATTGAGGGCCGACGCTACATTTGTTTACAGTATATCCAAGCGGTGCTCGCTAATGATTAAACTGATCGACGAACGAAACTGGACGTACTACCTTACCGCCGGCAGCGACGACACTCTCAAGTTAGGTCCGGCCCCTCTTGGGAGGATCAGCTACGCCATAGTGTCACACACCGGCGAAATTATGAAAGAGCCTGAAGACCTCGAGGAGTTTTTCGACACGGTCTTTCTGGGGCAAGGTAAAGACGGCTCTTACGCCCTATTTAAGGTCGACACCGGAGATGCAGTGTATTATCTTGCCGCCGATTCTCTTGAAAAGTTTTCGAGGGCGCGCTCAGAGCCAGCACGACAGGGGCTTGCTGTTGTTAGCGTAGTGGAACAAACTCTCAGCAAGTCTCGATACCGCTTCTGCGAACTTCTTGAAGATTACTTCGAAAAAAGGAACTCCGATGAAAAAGCTTGAGACAAGCACCAGAGTGAAAGCAATTCGCGAGGCAGCCTTTGTTAGCAGGTGCCACGCTAAAACGCTTTTCAGAGAATATTCGGTTGGCCACCATAGTTTTAACATGGCGGCATTAATCTCAATTCTGCATCCAAACCCTTCCCCCACGCTCTACCGGGCAGTTCTCTGGCACGACGTGCCGGAGCGTTGGACAGGAGACATTCCGACGCCTCTCAAACAGCAGTTTCCGGAGATAAAAGAGAAATTGGCAGCATTCGAAACTATACTCCTTGAGCAGCTGACGCCGGCCTTTGACCTGAACCGCGCAGAAAAGCAGTGGTTGAAAGCCGTTGACATGCTAGACCTCTGGTTGTGGGCGCGCGAAGAAGTTGCGCTGGGGAACACTTCGCTGTCAGGCATGCAGCAACATTGTGTGAAAATACTGAATGGGCTCTCGGAACGCGGTCTCATGCCAGCAAATGCGCTATTTTTCTTCCTGGAAGAGAAAAAGACCGCGCATACTTTTCTGAGTGACGTGACTTCTGAGGTATTTACGCTATGATTCTCAACAGCGAAGTTGCGTTGCGGGTGCTCAGACTCTGGGACAATTCACTCGGGGACAAGACTTCTTTTGTCGTCACTTTCAAAAACGGTTATTCGCTCAGTGTTATAAGGGACTCAAACTCAATGGGCGGCGCAGAGGGCTTTTTTGAGATTGCGCCTATCGACAGGAATGGTAACATCACAGGTGCTCTGCTAAAAGAAGAAAAGCATCATGCCAAAGTTTTGGGATGGTGTGACTCAGACAAGGTCAGCCTTTACTTAGAAAAACTGTCTTTACTCCCTGAGGTTTTTGTATGCCCAAAAAAATAAGGATTCCGTTTAAAATCAGCAGTAGCCCGGATAGCCCATTAAATCAGCTGCGGTTGTCTCTCAACAAAAGACTCCGGCGGCTTCAGTCCGCGAATAAACTGAAATTAAAAAGTCGTGGTGCAGCTTTGGGACAGTACAGAGACGCTCTGCTCGCCCTGAGACACTACGTCTACAAGACCAAGCCCCCGAAAAAGCTAAAGATACATTACGACGTAACAATCTGCGGGATACCCGCCGGGGTTCACATCAGTGAGTACACTCCCGCGAAAGACTGGAAGCAACACACGTTTCCTGGAGCGGGACCGGGGGACTGTGAGGCACCGGAGGATGAAGACGCCGAATGGATAATAACAGACTCGCGCGGTTACAGCGCTACCTGGCTGTTTAAGAAAATAGACGAAGGAGACTTTGATGCGTTTGTCATGCGGCTTATCAGAGGTGGAAGCGCAGAAACAGCCTTCAAGTGAAGACTCCTGGGGCATCCTGGTGCTTCTTTTTGGCTGTTTTGTGATTGCGCCTGCAGTCGGCACACATATGGAAAGACTCGTTTTCTCACAACCGCGAGAGATCTGCTCAACAGAGTTTTCTGAATATTTAGGAAGAAACACTGAAGGAGTTCCCCAATTCACATACAAAGAGGTGTGCCGTGAATACTAAAATGAGTTACTACGAAGCTTTTCACCTCATACAGCTTCTGCTCAGAAACTCGTGCCGGACTGACGTGGCGGTTGGCGCAAACATCTCTGTTGGCACTTACGACAGGTGGGCCTCGGGTATGATCTTCCAGCCCAGGCTTGCAACGTTTGTGAAGCTGTGTCTGTATTTCGGAATCAACGTCGATATTCGTGACTTAAAGGAGCTTTTGTGAACATTTTCTACACAAACGAAAACCCAGAGAGAGCCGCCGACGAGCTCTGTGATATCCACCTGACAAAAATGCTGATGGAAGCTGCGCAGTTAATGAGCTGCTGCCACCGCAGATTGGACGGCTTCGGACCTCTGTGGGTGAAGCACAACGGGAACGACCGCAAGTGGTGGGTTCACCACACCGACGCGCTCGACAGCAGTGGCCGAAGAATTCAGCTGATGGGCTACGTAATGCTCGCAGGCGTCAACATGGAGGACCCGGCGTTAGACTGGCTTTGCGAAGGCCGCGAAAATTATACGTGGCTTTTTCGCTGTTGGAAACGTATGCTAGAGAACTTTGAAAGAAACAGAGGCAAGCCTCATGAGTATGCAAAGCTCTATGACGTTCTCTTTGACTTTCCGGAGGCGCTACCAGAAGGTGGTACCCCGCACCCAAAAGTAGTCTATCCTGAATTTCGGGATATTCTTCCCACAACAGCCGCTTATCAGGCCCACATCAACCACAAAATGACTCTCCCTGCATTCCGCACCGCGCAATTCGAAACAGTGACACCTGACTGGCTGACTAAGGTGCCGCTCTGGCCGGCCATAACTAAAGAGGAAATGGTCGCGGCCTACGGCGGCTCAAAAAAAGCTGTTCCGAGCTTCAGAGTACCGGGGGCTGTCCCCACCGAAGCAGACTTTGCTATCTGTAATAGTATTCCGGCAAACATCGTGCACGCTGCAGACGCCAAAAGGCACAACGATGAGATCATTGCTAAAAAGGAGGGAGTATCTGAACTTTTAAAAAGGCTTGAGTCGAAATCCGGCAAGCCCACGTCTGTTCCTAAATTCAAGGTACCCGGAGAATGAAATTAAAAAGTATAAACAAAGGGGTATACCACAACGGTGAAGCGTTGACAACCCTTGAAGCTCTTTCTGATAGAATCGCGTCAGGAGACCCGATCCTTTTCATGGGAAATCAAGAAGAACAGAAGGTAGTTCTCTGTAAAGTACGGTGCAGTGGGCACATGATCTACCTTGAAACGACAGAAGATTGGGGGCGTAGGGCGAAAGGCTCGCTGATAAAGCTAGAGGCGTCAGTGTTCGAGACGTGGAAAGCTAATTCTTTATTTTATTCACTCATCGAAGAAACAAGGAAAATTAAAATGAACTACAATACTTTGGCAACTCTGGCGAACGAAGCTACCGTAACAACGGCTGCCGTGTCCTTTGGGTTGGACATGGAAGAATACATCTATAAAGTCACGTGGGAGTTGGCCGCGAAACTTTGCAAAGGTGATCTTGTCGTCGTCGCCAACCAAGCAGGGGCTCCCCACAAAGTTGCAATCCTTGGCACTGTTCACGCCTCGCCCGAAGTCGACGTGTACGATGATCTTGACTACACTTGGATTGTAGATCGCGTACGCACAGACGATTTTGAGAAAG